GCTCCTCTTGGGCATCTGCGCCTCCGATGAGGATTCTGGGCATGACGCGGCGCCTGCTGCAGGTCCACAGCCGTGGGAGCAGCCAGCACCGGCGGCGCCCGCCTATGCCGCTCCGCCCCAACAGCAGCCCTGGGCTGCCACTGCTCCACAGCCTCAACCCGATCCCTCCGCATACGTCTGACCATGAAGAGCGCACGTGTCAATCTCTGGAACGCCCAGCCGTCCCAGAACCCCAAGGCCCCGATCCTGAACGGTGCTGTCGAGCTTCCCGCCCAGCTGATCTGGGAGTTGTCCCAAGCGATGCAGCAGGGCCAAGGGTTGGAAGTCAATCAGCAAACCGGGGAGCAGTTCTTCAAGCTGCGCCTGTCCGTCTGGCGCGGCACCGGCGAGAACAACGCCCCGGTGCTCAATGGCCAGATCGAAAGCCCCAGCGAACGCGCCGCCTACCTAGCGCAGAAGGCGCAGCAGCAGGGCGGCGGGCAGTGGGGATCTCCTGCCTCAGCCCCATCCCAAACGCCCGCCTATGGGCAGCCTGCCCAACAGCCTGCGCCTGCTGGGTATCCGCCAGCAGCAGCGCCGCAGCCTGCCGGGCCGCCAGCGGGCTACCCTGCGGCGCCTCCGGCAGCTGCTCCGCCAGCAGCAGCACCGCCGCAGTGGGGACAGCCTGCCCCCGGCGGATGGGGCGGCTGATTGACCACCGATCGCCCACGGATCGCCCTCCTGCCGCAGCAGGGGGGCATTCAATTTGATGAGCTCAGCCATCGCTACTGGGTGTGGTCGCAGCGCCGTGGGCGGTGGCTGCAGCCGCCCAGCTGCTCACAGGTGCTCGGCCTCTCTGGCGCCAAGGGCTTCAACCCCGAGCACTGGCGCCGCAAGCTGATCAACAAGGAAGGCATGCGGCCGGATGAGGCCGAGGCCTACATGGATCTACATCGCAACGGCCGCGCCGACATCGGCACCGAGCTCCACGCCCTGATCAGGCAGGAGCTGCTGAGCGTCGCCGCGCCGCCGGTGCAGTTCGCCGAGTCGCTGATGCTGTTGGCCACCTGGCGGCGGTTGTTCCTGCCGCAGATTGAGGAGGTGATTGCCTGCGAGTCGCCGCTGGCCTCACTGCAGTTGTTCTACACCGGCACGCCGGATCTGATCGCCCGCGTAGCCGGGCAGTGGCTGATCGTGGACTGGAAAACCAAGGTGAGCCAGGAGAAGGCAAAGCCCGATCAGGCGTGGCCGCTGCAGCTGGCGGGCTACGACCTGCTGGCCCAGGAGCGCTACGGCATCCGCTTGGATGGGGCGATGAATCTGATGGTGTGGCCTGGCGGCTGCGAGGAGGTGTTCTGGCCGCCTGAGAAGATGGCCGAGCTGCGGCGCCGCTACATCGGCCACGTCGCCTGGGCCCATGCCGTCAAGGGGGTGCGCAGTGATGCTGCTGCCACCGGCGCACTGGCTCATGTGTTACGGCTCCACCCTGAAGCGCTGGAGCTGGCCACACCACCATCAGGACATGGGGCGTGGACGGTGGCGCAGCTGCTGGGCAGCGATCACCCCGCTTTGCGTGCGGCTTGACGCTGAGCGCGAGACTGCCGGCGCATGTCCTCGAAGAGCAACTGCCGCAGGTATCCGACCCTACCGAGCCCCCGCAGTTCGGCCTCGCGGTCAAGGTGATCCACCTGTTCGGCGGGCAGTTCAACGGAGATTTGCCGGTGTCCGGGTTTCAGGGGCCAGCTGGGCATCGCGCTCTGTTCAGTGAATCTACTCTAGAGGGTACCGGATGGGAACCTATGAGGTAGGGTACTGGGGCCATCCGCACACGCTGCTCCCTGACGATGCCGACCACTGCCCGGGCTAGGCGGTGGGTCTCAATCGGCCTCTGGTCTGTACGGGTCCCATCGAGGACTGCCGCTGGTTCCGGCTTTGTAAGGCTCAGGGCGGCAGCAAGCAACGAGCGGGTGGCTCCTATTCCGCGCCATGATTGAACCCGCCTACCTGGCAGCACTGCGTCATCAGGTGCGCTGTGAACTGCTGCTGACGATGGTGCAGCTAGAGCAGCTGTGCCCTAGCTGGTGGGCTGACCTCAGCGAGATGGCCCAGCAGCTAGGCACCGATCGCGCATCCCTGAATCGGTCGCTGACCAAGCTGGAGGCGATGGGATTGATCAGGCGCGAGCGGATCAGCAACACCGGCGGGAACTGGGTTTGGTGGGTCAAGCGTTGCGAGGATGACCAGCCGTGTCCAGACGCCGAGCCGGCGTGGAGGCTGCGCGATCTTCAGCGCGGACGAGTCATTCGCGTCACGATCCGCGGCAGGTGGCAATGGGCGGAGCGCCAAGGGATCCCTCGGGCAACGATGCAGAGCTTTCTTGGCGGCCACCAACGCACGATGAAAGGCCGCTGGCAGGTGGCAGGCAGCCCATGGGATGACGAATCTGGCTGCTGATGGGTGCAAATGGGGAACCGTTGCGGTAGGGTGGTGGAGACCACTCGCCATGTACCAATGGGCCACCATCAGGCGCCCTGCGCGCCGCCCCCGTCACTCGACACCATCCGCCAGCAGCTCGACACCCTGCTAGCCCGAATCGAAACCGATCAACAGGCCCTCGCCGCCGAACAGGCCGCCGTCGCCCGTGCCACCGAAGCGCTGCACGAATCCCCGGCGCTGCAGGCTGCCCTATCCCAGGGCCAGGAGCTGATGCGCGGCCGGGTGCTGATGCTGATTGACCACCAGCTGGGGATGCTCAGGGAATCGCCTACGGCGGTGCTGCTGCGGGCGTTGCGGCAGCAGGTGAGGGAGGTGGAGGCGTGAGCGCACCGATCACTCTTTGGCGCCTCAAGTGGGGCGAGATCAAGCTCGTTGAATGCACCAAGGCCACCGCTTGCTACGTCTGGCCGGCAGATGATCACTGGGGCGGCAAAGAGGCGCGCCGATCTGATCGGCACAGCTACCACGAAACCTGGGCAGAGGCGTATCACACGCTGCTGGAGCGGGCGGAGAACAAGCTGGCCTATTGCCGCCGCGAGCTTGAACGGGCCCAAGGCAATTACGGCCGAATCCAGGCCATGAAACCACCGGCTGATGCGGAGGCCCAGCCATGACCCTCTGCATCCTCGCCGGCATGGTCGAGATCATCGCCGTGTTGGTCATTGTCGGCACCGCCACCCTCGCCACGTCGCTGTGGTGGGCGCTGTGTGAGCGGTTGGTGGGGGAGGGGATTGATGCCTGACAACACCCTGCTAGGCCGCTGCACCGTGGCCTATGAAGAGGCCTTTAACGATGCACTGCAGGCCTGGCCCGACGCCTCAGCCCGCCGCCGTGGCGTGGCTGCCGTAATCGAGCATCTGGCCGCTGAGCTGCTGGTGATGCACCAGCGCAATGAGGGCCGGCTGTCGGCGCACGACGCAGCGCGGATGCTGCTGGAGGATCTGCGATGACCACCTACGCTGAGTTCCTAGACCGCAAGCTCCACACCGGCGCTGACCACGGCTTCGATCCAGTGTTCATGCCGCCGCAGCTGTTCGACTTCCAGCAAGCCCTAGTCGAGTGGGCTGTCCGCAAGGGCCGCGCCGCAATCTTTGCTGACTGCGGCCTAGGCAAAACCGCCATGCAGCTCACATGGGCTGAAAACGTGGCGCGTCACACCGCCCACCCGGTGCTAATCCTGACCCCGCTGGCCGTCGCCGCGCAGACCATCCGCGAGGGTGAAAAGTTCGGCATTGAGGCTCACCGCTCTAGCGATGGCAGCGTGATGGGGCGGATCGTGATCACGAACTACGACAGGCTCCACCTGTTTGATCCTGCTGATTTTGGTGCGGTTGTCTGCGACGAATCGAGCATCCTGAAATCGTTTAACGGCTCCACCAGAAAGGCGATCACTCGCTTCATGGCCAAGATGCCGTACCGGCTGCTGTGCACGGCAACAGCTGCGCCGAATGATTACACCGAGCTGGGCAATTCATCTGAAGCGCTGGGTGAGTTGAGCTACAGCGACATGCTGCGCCGGTTCTTTGCACAGCTGGATGACAAGGGCCAGAAACGCGAAGAGCGCCTGCAAGAGTCAGCCGAAGCGATGATCAACGCCAACGCCAACTACTACAAAAAGCTGGCCTTCAGGGTGTCGCAGACTATCGGCCAGTGGCGCCTTAAGCATCACGCCCGCGAACATTTCTGGCGCTGGGTGGCCAGCTGGGCTAGGGCTTGCCGGATGCCGTCTGATCTGGGTTTCGCCAACGATGGCTTTATCCTGCCGCCTCTGGTTGAGCGTGATCACATTATTGCCCCGGCCACCCCGCCAGAGGGGATGCTGTTCTCAATGCCCGCCTTTGGCCTGGCGGAGGAACGGGAAGAGCGCAAGCGCACCATGCAGGAGCGCTGCGAGTTTGCGGCTCAGCTGGTGGAGCATGATCGCCCTGCGGTGATCTGGTGCCACACCAACGCCGAGGGCGACCTGCTAGAGCAGCTGATCCCCGATGCTGCCCAGGTTGCCGGCCGCACTCCAGACGATCGGAAGGTGGAGCTCTATGAGGCCTTCGCCGATGGCCGTCAGCGGGTGCTGGTGATCAAGCCAAAGATCGGCGCATGGGGGCTGAACTGGCAACATTGCGCCCACGTGGTGACGTTCGCCAGTCACAGCTATGAGCAGTACTACCAATCAGTTCGCCGCTGCTGGCGCTTTGGCCAGCAGAGCACGGTCCACCTTGACGTGATCGCCACCGAGGGCGAGGCCAGAGTGCTGGCAAACATGCGCGGCAAGGCTGAGCGAGCGTCCGCCATGTTTGAGGAACTGGTGGCGCAGATGAACAACGCCACCACGATCAAGCGCACCAATCTCTACACCACTACACCGAGGCTCCCGCAATGGCTGTAAAGGATCAGCTCATCACAGACAACTACGCCATCTACAACGGCGACTGCATTGAAGTAATGCAAGGCCTGCCAGATGAATCGGTACACCTCACCGTCTACTCTCCGCCCTTTGCCGGGCTGTATCAGTACAGCAGCGACGATCGGGATATGTCCAACTGCCTGAACTATGACGAGTTTTTCGCTCATTACGGATTTTGCATTGACGAAATCTCCCGGATCACAATGCCGGGCAGGATCTCAGCGGTTCATTGCATGGACATTCCGCTAAGCAATGCCGGATGCGATGCCATGTTTGATCTGCCTGGCCGGATCATCCGCGAGCACGAAGCCCGAGGATTTGCTTATGGCGGCCGGCGGGTGATCTGGAAGGAGCCGCTGCTGGTACGCAATCGCACCATGATGAAGAGCTTGCATCACAAGACACTGTGCGAGGACTCCACGCGCAACAGCATCGCTAACGCTGACTACCTGCTGATGTTCCGCCGCAAGGGCGAGAATCCGGTTCCAGTGACTCACGAAGTAGGCCTGCTGCACTACAGCGGCGAGCGAACTGTCCCAGCTGACCTGAACGGGTACAAAGGTATGAAGGGAGATCAGAAAAAAAATCAGTACAGCCAATGGATTTGGCGGCAGTACGCCTCCAGCGTTTGGGATGACATCAGGATTGACAACGTGCTGCAGTTCCGCAGCGCTAGGGATGGCGAAGACGAGAAGCACGTGCACCCGCTTCAGCTGGACGTGATTGACCGAGCCGTGGTGATGTGGAGCAACCCCGGCGAGACCGTGCTGACCCCCTTCATGGGCGTCGGCAGCGAGGTCTACGGGGCGGTGCAAGCTGGCCGCCGTGGCGTCGGCATCGAGCTGAAGCCCAGCTACTACCGGCAGGCAGTGCGGAACCTGGAGCTGGCCGGCGAGCCGGATCAGCCCGGCGATCAGTCATCCCTCTTCGACCTAGAGACCGCCTAATGGAAACCCGCCGCCTAACCATCTGCCTCACCCTCCCCGAGGTCGAGGCGCTCCGCCGCCAGCTCCGGCCTGGCGAGGGGATGAACGATCTGCTGCGGCGGATCGTGAACGACCGGATCCACAACCCCACCCCATCACGATGATCACCTACACCACCCCCACCCAGCAGGCCATGGCCCGCATTGCCACCGCGCCTGTCACCAGCGATCAGGCCCGGCGCCCACCAACACCCTCCATCCGGCTATCCCTGGCCGCCTGCCCCATGCCGGCGCGGTGCTCTAAGCCGTGCGAGATGTGCTCTGGTGTCGCCCGCAGCGTCGCCGGTGAGCTGGGGCAGGTGCTGAGGGAGCGCCACGGCGGGTCCAGTTCAGTGGCGGACTGGCTGGATGGATTCACACACACTGGAGATGAACGATGAGCACTGATTACCGCGCCGAACTGCAACGATTGCTAGGGGCAGTTGAAAACGATGTAATCGACACCAATGATGGCCTAAGGTTTCGGGCCGCTGTAAACCGCGCCCGCGCCGCCCTGGCCCAGCCCGAGCCGGAGGGGGATGGGCTGTTTCATTGGCGGAACCTTGGCGACGGAAAGCCCGTTCAAGTTCGGGAGTGTCCTATGTGCGGTATCGCCCCGGCAAACGTGGACGATTGCGGTCGATTCGGTGATCCAGCCTGCCCCTATTTCGGTGTTGGCGAACCCGAGCCGGAGGGGGTGACGGAGCGAATCGCAT